CAAGCTTCCACCTCCTGCCTCGATCTGGGCCAGTGCTTGCACCTGGGCAACCAGACCGGCGCGTTCATTACGCATTTGAAGTACAAGGGACATGCTGCCTCCTGGGCATAAAAAAACCCGCATTAAGCGGGTCTGGATTCAGTTGATACGGTTGACTCGGTCAGGCGAGCGATTGCATCGCCAACGCTGCTGCACGCACGCTGATGCGGCTTGATTGGCGGGTTGCGCGGTTCTGCGCAACAGCACGCGACAATTCATCAACGGTGTGCTGAGGGTTCTGCATGCGGTCAGCCAACCCTGCATTGATTGCGTTCTGACCGCGATACAGCGCGGCCTCGGTAGCGATCACCTTGGCGACCGGCAATCCGCGATACTCGGCGACAGCATTCACAAACATCTGGTAGCTCTCCTGCACCAGCTCGTCGAGGAAGGCCAGTGACTGCTGTGTAATCGGTTCATGCGGCGACAGGTCGTTCTTGTGCGCCCCAGCAAACACTGTGGTCACCTTTACGCCCATCCCCTCTTCCATCTTCGAGCGGTCCATATGGCTGGCAATAACACCAATGGAGCCGACCCCACTGGTGCGACTGACCACCAGTTCACTGCAGGCCGATCCGATCAGGTAGCCGCCGCTGTAGGCCATGAAGTTGACCAGGCCGGTGATAGGCTTTTGCGCGGTCATCGCCCGGATATCGTCGGCCAGTTCGAAGGCGCCTACGGCCGAGCCACCGGGGCTGTCGATATCCAGCACGATATGCTCGACCATCGGGTCACCCACAGCACGCTGCAGTTGGGAGCGCAGCGTTTCATAGCTGGTCATCGTCTCGCAGGCATTGAGGTGACTTCCACGGCTGACCAACACACCGCTGACCGGAATAACCTCAATGCCACTCTGGGCAATGGCATTACGCCGTTGTTCGTCTGCGAATGCCACACGGTCGATGGGATCGTCATCCTTCCACAGCTGCGCTGCGCCGGTGCCAAGATTGACGATGTTCAGGCTCATGGTCTGGTTGGCCCAGCGCACACCCAGGTCGAGCATATCGGGCGTAACCAACAGGGGTTGATTGAACAGCAGGCTGGACGCCCGCAGGTAAGATTTACTCATTGGGCAAGAATCCTCCCGATCTCGGCGTGCTGCATTTCCAACTGGGCACGCACGGTGGGGTTGCTCAGGTCGGGCTGTTTACCAGCGTCGACCATGTTTAGGGGCTGCAGGTAGATCTCGCCGCCTTGCACCGGCGGCATGTTCTCCAGGCGCCGAATGTCGTTGACACTCAACCAGCCCCACTGCCGACCAATGGCGTAGGCCTCATAGCGGCTTTTCTGGTCGCCGCGCAGCAGGCCGGACAAGTTGAACTCGATGAAGTAATCCCGCCGATCCTTCGGCAGCAGGAAATCGCGCATCATTGCCTGTTCATGACGCTTCACCCACGGCAACAGGGCGAACACCACGAACTGAATCATCAGTTGCTCAAGGGTGTTGTAATTGGACTTATCCAGGTCGTTCACCATGGGCAGCGGTATCTTGTAGATCCGCGCAATGTCCAGCCCGGTCAGCTTCATGATGCCGACGATCTCGGCGTCGACGTTGGTCATCGACACCGGCTTGAAGGTCATCCCTTCCTGCAGCAGGGCGACCTTCTTGGCATTGTCCATGCCACCGAACTTCTGGCCCCACTGGTCAACGATCTTGTCGATGATCCCCTGATCCTTGATCGCGGGAGCCTCGCGGGGACGCTCGATCACGCCGGACACCGCCACGCCGTTGGCGAAACTTTTGCCCGTGTATTGGCGAACAGCCTGGGCCAAGCCAATCGCGTCAGCGTGCAGCTCGATGGGCGACATGCCGATGTAGGGATTGGTTCCGAACCAACGGACGTGGTGAACCATACGCATCGGCAGCGCCTCGCCACTGCCGATCCGATAATACGGCAACAGGTCAGCGCCCTTGAGCACCTGCACCTGATCATTCTTGAGCGACCACAGCGCGGTGACGTTGCCGTCCTCACGCCGGTCAATGAAGCTGTAGGCGTTGCCCCGCAGGCTGGCCGCCCCCTGATGCCGCTCCAGATACTCGCACGGTGTCTGGAAAGGGTTCGGCTGATAGCGCAGCACGTCGTACAGCGGATGGTTGATAGCCGATTCCCGCTGCCCTTTTTCCTTGCGCTGGTAAAGCTCCAGCGGTAACTGGGCCACCGTCTCAGCCAGCAAGGTCAAGCAGTTCTGCAGGATCGGTAGGGCCAGCGCAGTATCCGGGGTTACCGCCACACCTGCAGAGCTTCGACCTCGACCGATCAAGCCACGCCAGAAACCGCTTTCCGGGTTTGTCAGGGTGCCCGCGCCCGAGGCGCGCAAGCTTGAAAAGAACATTCTCAGCCCCCTCCCCCAGCCACCTGACGCGCCGATGCCTGATCAGCCAGCCTTGCCCAGGCCAACAGCCCGACTCCGGCGACGATAAATGCAGCAGGCCGGTACACCATCCAGACGCCCCCAACCAGCAGTGCAAACCCCAGCAGGCCTGCCAGCCAGGACAAAATTTCCAACCTCATATACCTACCCCTTCGTCATAAACCGACGTGCCTGATGCCTCGGAAATGTCACCGCTGATGCCAACCGCCATCACGGCAGCAACGATGCCGTCGATGCGACCTGTGGCTTTGGATTTGTCGACCTTCCGGTTGTTGGCCGGATCGAACACGATCACCGCGTTGCCTGCGTTCCAAGTCATCACCGGGTTGTCATCGTGCAGGAGGGTCTCGACCATCTCAGTGGATGAGTCGACTTCAGACACAACCTCATAGTCCTCAGGGTCCAGCTCAATCACCGCCGACGGCTCTGCTTTGCGACCCAACAAGCGCCGCTCGAACTCATCGACGGCCGGCCCCATATCCTTGAAGCCTTGGCCGAAAGGCTTGAGTTCGGGCAACGTGATGCTGTTGTCGTTCATCAATGACAGCAAGTCCTCGATCCGCCACCGGTCGTAAGCGATCCGACGCACGTCGAAGTAATCGCAGATAGTTTGCAGGCGCCGCAGCACATGCAGCTTGCTGATAGCCCTCCCCGGTGTGGTCTCCAGATGGCGTTCCTTGATCCATTGCAGATACGGCACGCGGTCGCGCTTCTCCCGGCCAGCCAGATCGTCGTCAGGGATCCAGAAATACGACAGCGAGCGCCAGTGCGGATCATGTGGCATCGGGCTGAACATCAGCACGAATGCGGTCAGGTCCGTGGTACTGGAAAGATCCAACCCGCCAACGCATGGCCGGTTGCGCAGGACGCGCATCGGCACCCGCTCAGCAGCACCGCGCCAGATCTCCCAAGACAGCCAAGGCGATGTCGCCTGGGTCCACTCGCAGAAGTTCAAGCGCCTGACAACGGCCTCTTTCGCTGGGAGTCCCTTCGCTTCGGCCACCTGCTCCCGCAGGTATTTGCGGCCCGGGATGCCATCGGTCTGGCCCTCAAGAATGAAGTCCAGCGAGGGGTTCACCTTCGGCCAGCATGACTCGTCCTTGAACGGGTCATCACCCTTATCCAGCGAGCAGATGAAAGCAAAGAACGCATCGTTGTCCTCTTTGCCCTCGCAGATTCGCACGCCCAGGTCGTGATACTGACCGCACACCGAGCCCTTGTCGGAGCCGCTGTTGGTGATCATCACAATCAATGCTCGGCGCCGGAACTTGGTACCGGCCCGCATCATGTTCACCGCGCTGGCCGTCTTGTGCTCATGCAGTTCATCGATCAGCGCGATGTGAGGCCGAGGGCCGGACTGGCCTTCGTCGGAGCTGATCGGGCGAAAAAAACTATGGGTGCCGGGATAGAACAGGTTCCAGACCTTCTCATCGCGGCCCGATTGCACCAGGCGCGCCGAGAGGTGTGGTGCCATGTTCACCATGCTGACCGCATCGCGGAACAGGATCTGCGCCTGGTCTTTTTTCGTTGCAGCAGCGTAGATCTCAGCCCGTTGCTCACCGTCAGCGACCAGTCCATACAGCCCGATCCCGCCGACCAAGGGCGACTTGCCCGAGCCCTTGGCTGTCTCGATATACGCCTGGCGAAACCGACGATAGCCATCATCGGTGTACCAGCCGAACAGGCTACCGATAATGAATGCCTGCCAAGGAGCAAGGCGGAATGGCAGGCCCTCGAAGTCACCGCCGTTCAGACACAGCACGTCCTCAAAAAAGCCGATGGCGCGCAGCGCCGCTTCGGCATTCCAGATCAGCCCGCGCTCATGTCCTTTTTCCAGATCCAGCAAATGACGCCGCGCAGCGTTGCGAACGTCTGGGCCAGCGATGATCGAGCCAGCCAGCACACAGTCAGCGAAGCGCTTTACCCGGCAGTCAGTTGAAATACTTTGCGGCAGCGTCTCGTCCTTCATTGGGGAACAAATCTCCTTGTGCCGCCGGTGCGGCTCTCATATTCCGGCGCGCCAAAGGAGACAACCCGAACTGAGCGCCGGCGGCGTTGGCACGCTTCTCGGCGTCGTTGGCCAACTGCCGTAGTACGTGGGTCTGCTGCGCGCCGGTCTTGAAGGTCTGAACTTCGCCGCCCAGGCCATCTACCGACTGAGCGTTGCGCTCAGCGATCAAGCGTTGGAAGCGCAACCAGTCGCCATAAGCCTGGCAGTATGTGGCGAGCGCCATCTGGTCGAGACGCGACACCCAACCCAGTGCCAGCAGCGCCTCAGTGATCCGGGTCCACTCGGCTGCTGCGTCACCGTCAAGGAAATCAGGCATCGGCGGCACAGCAGCCGGCACTGCCGGATCTTTGATTTCGTTCAACAGATCAGCCGGCGAACGCTTACTGCGGTTGCCGCTGAGCAGATGCACCGACGCGGGCAGACTAGGCCGCCCGGAGTTACCGTTTCCAGCCATGGGAAACCTCCAATTCTGATACCCCCCCTCCCTCATTTTTCCCGGTTTTGCACGCAGAGGGGGGCATGCGGTCACGGAACAAAGGGGGAAAAAGTCTTTCACCCCCCCTACCCCTGCCAGCCTGCCCGGCTGGGCCGGGGCGCCCACTGGCCTGCGCGCAGCGATCAGCGCCGGTGCCAGTGGTGATTCGGGTCGAGCGGAATGCCTGTCGCCGTACAGCCCGCTACACGCCCACTTCGTTCAAGCCGTTGCTTGGCCGAGTCATGGCAGAGCTTGCACAGCGGCTGCCAGTTGCCCTGATCCCAGAACAACTTCCACGCAGCCTTGATCCGCTCAGGGTCGCCCGATTCCTTGGCGTCTTTCAGACGGGGCGGGATCTTGTGGTCAACAACCGATGCCGCAACAGGGCGGTGGCCGGTAGAGCACATCGAGCAGAACGGGTTCAGTGCCAGGAACGCATCCCGAGACTGCCGCCAGCGGTGGCCATAACCACGGGATGCGCTGCTGCCGCGACGATCATTGAGCTTACTCATTGCTGGTCGGGCACATCACAGACACCCAGGCGCTTTGCCGCCCAGCGCTCGTACAAGCCAATCGCAACGTCTGCACCCGCCATCGCAGTGAGGCAACCGAACGCCGCCGACGCCCAGACCGAAACGCCCATGGAATAAAGCAGCATGTTGGTCGACAACCCACACACGATGCAGGCGCCTGACCGCAGCACAATGCGCCGCGCCAACCCCCAACCACGAGCGCCTGCCTTATCCGCCCTCCACATCTCGCCGGACACGCCGCCCACCAAGGACAGAACGATTACCAGCCACAGCGGCATTTCGATTAACGCTTGTTGCTCATTGGTCATGAGAGCCTCATAGGTCGAATGCACGGCGCCGGAAAAAGAAAACCCCGCCAGATGGCAGGGTTCTCAATGCGCCGACGACTCGGAGCGGGCTTGCACAGCACAGTGCTTTGGGGAGCGCCTAAGCGCACTTTTGATATCGTGGCGCCTTTTTACCCAGGAACTGCAAAACCGAAAAGAGGCTGTTTTCGGTACTCCATCTTGACGCTACTTCGGTGCGCTCTCGGCGCATGCTCGGCGCATCCCAACCCGACGAACGGTATTGGCCCGATGCGGCCCGGAGCGAGCAATGATGATCCTGACTACCTGCAGATGCAGTGCATCCAGCCAGTTCCAGTAGGTTCGCTCGGCATCCTCAGCCAAGCCTACTTCCCTCATTTGCTCGCGGATCGAGGCACCGTGCAGATAGCGGAACCTGGCCAACCGCGCCAGTACCTCACCCCGCTCATCGCGGCGCTCCAGCTCGGCAACCGCTGCATCGACCTCGGCAGCCGCACGGTCCATACCCAAGCCATTCGCCGGGATCCGCGAGCCAGCAGCACCACCGCGAGGCGCAGCGCCCTTCCACTCCATGATGGTACCCATCTGGCTCCCCAAGCCAGACGCCAGACCATAACGCGCCCGCTGCTCTCCCCAGTGACGCATGAGGTCATCAACATCCTTTTTCATCAGCAGCCCACCCCGCGAATCAGTACCCAACACAAAAGCAACCAACCCAACACAAACCCAACACAGACAAAACCCAATAAAATCAATGAATTATTAACAGTTGTGTTGAGTGTGTTGGGTTTGTTGGGTTTTTTAGGCCTCGCATAGAAATTTTTCCACGCCATTGAGAGTGCTGAAAAAAATTCACGCACGCGCGCGCGCGCGCGCAAACCCAACACACCCAACACATGGGCTCTCGAAACCTTGATTTTCGGGGACCTTACGCGTGTTGGGTTGCTCAGATTGACCCAACACAAACCCAACACACCCAACACGGGGGCTCTCGTTGTCATGCTGCCAGCCCCTTCACGTGTTCCCACGCGTCGACGTTCCACCCTGCAAGTTTCGCCTTGCTGCGCCAGGTGATAACGGCCTGCCCCAGCTCGGCCGCATTAAACGATGGGGGCAGGGAAGGATCTGCGTCACTGGGGAAGAAGAAGGCCGCGAACCGACGATTATTCCCCTCCGTCCAAGGAATGGCCCTCGTCTTCTCCACCGTCGCACTGATCATCAGTGAGAACTTCGTCTGGCTCATGGCGTGCTCTTTGTTACGGGAGCACCATTCGATGAACATGGCATAGAGATCGGTCGTAAGGCAACAACCCCAAAGACCACGACCAAGCTCTCCAGTTCGCCAGAGATGCAGGAAAGTCTGCCACGCAGTGCGACTAAGCGCCACAAGCCGTTGCCGAGCCTCAGTCTTGGGCGGGCGTGTTCGCTGGTTGAATTCACCTAAGTCCACTGCCAACAGCCAGCCATACAACGCTGCAACACCACCATTCGCCAGCTCGCGACTGATCGCCTTCTGCCGCTCGACTGGAAGCGTCTCCATCGGCCACATCACCAGCATGCGGCGGTCGTCTTCGCTGATCGGCCAGGGCATGATTTCGTTGCTCAGGAAGACCGCGTTCATATGGTTGGCTTCTTCCCAACCGTTGATGAACTTGGATTCCATACGCACTGTCTTGCCGGTGATCATGTGCTTGATCTTGCCGACCTGGTTGTACCGCTGATCCCGGCTGACGACCTCCTCAAACACCGCCCAGAGCTTGCGGCTCTGCCACGCGTTGAAGCTGCCTTCAAGCTGTGTCTGACCAACCGTGGCCGCGTACTGCCCGTACAGCTGGCCGAATACATCCGCGAACAGCAGACTCTTGCCAGAGCCCTCCATTATTGAGTGCATCAAGACTGCAGTGTCCATCTTTGCCCCCATGTGCTGCAGCGGAAACGCGAGCCATTTGACCAGCCAGTCCAGCGCTTTCTCGTCGTGATTACACAGGAAAGAGATCAACCAGCGCAGGTTTTCGCATGCGGCATCATCTCGCACCGGCTCTAGAGGTAGTCCGTCGAAGGTATTGATGTAGATGCTGGGATCCTTGGTCATAGTTGGGTCGAAGACAATGTGATCGACGTCCACCACACGACGATCCTGGCTGTTCAGCCACCACTTGTACTCCTCGCCCAGAGCCATCTTCACAGCCCCCTCGGCAATCCGGCGCTTCTTCTCGCGGTCCCAGACGTCCTTGGTACCGTCGATGTAAACGTACCGCTCGATGGGATCAAGTTTCAGCGCTCCACCTTTCTTGGCCGACAGACGACGGGCTTGATCCAGTTCCTGGGCCTGCTCGGGCGCGATCAGTTTCTTGTCAGCGCGCTCCAGCCATGCCTTGGCGAGAGGCTTGCCCAACAGAGCTTCAAAGCCGCCCCGCTTCATCGGCTTTGCCTTGTCCATGTCCCAGACGTTCGTGGTGCCCTCGACGAGAGCGAAGCGCCGCATCACAGCAGCTATGTCCAGCACCTCCCCCCCCGCCCTCCCGATGGCCGAAGATGCGGCCGGGCTGGAGGGCGCTGCCGAAGGGGTGCGGGGAAGTTGATCGGAATCATCAGAGACCACAGCCATCTGCTCGGCCTGCTTGTGGGTCGAAGGGGCCGAGGAAAGATCACCTGAGGGCCGTGACTTCGCATCGATACCGAGGATCTTGGCTGCCGCCCTGATCGCAGCCCGCTGATCACCGTCATGCATCAGGATGCAGAACACATCGAACGCATCATTCTTATGGCCGTTGGCCAACGGATCAGAGGTGTGATGCGAGTACAGCTTGCCATCAATGATGGTTACACCGGGCTCGCCACTACTGCTCTGCGGGCAAAGCCATTTACCATCCATGCGCTTGTAGCCATGCGCCTCGATGAGCGTGGCAATATCATGGCAGCGGTTGAACTCCGGAATAACCTCAGGCAGCGCATTACCAGATATCGACACAGCTGGCCGTGGCAGCGGCTGGACCTGTCTAGCGGACGCAGCTGGCTTTGGGCGCCATGGACATACAGCCTCAGCAGCGGCTTTAAACTTATCCCAACCCTGCCAGATGCCCAGCAACACCTCAGGCAGATCAGCCAAGCCTTCAGGCTTGGGCGGGTTCCGCCAGATGTAAGGCTTACCGGTTTGTGGGTGAATCGAAGGCGGCAAGACATCCTGCACCAGGCCACCGCGTAACTCGAAAACCGTTACTTTCTTGAACGGTACTGCGGCAAGGCGAAATGCTGCCTCGGAAGCCGCGTCACCGGAATCTATAGCAGCCTTGACCTGCGCCATGAGCCCCTTATAGATCGACCCATCAGGGTCATTCGGACTGGGCCACACCAACGCATGCCGGGTCAGCTCAACGCCATCCGGCACCCGGAACAGAACGCGAAAACGCGCCGGGTTGCCTACCGTCGTAGGGTAGGCCTCCGCGAGCGCGTCGAGATCCAGTCCGAGCGTCTGCTGCAGCGCGAGACGGGACATCGCCACATCGTCCACGTCGAGCGAGCACACCCGGCCAGGGCCGAGAACGGCACCGATGTTGTGGTTAGGGTTCGCCTGCCAGAATGCCTCGGCAGCGGCTGCATCGGTGAAATAGCCACCGGGCTTGTTCCAACCGTCACCTTTCGGTGCCTTCTCGCCCGGCGCGATTGGCACTAGGGCAAGACCGAAGGTTTCGATGTAACGACGCGCCCAATCAGCTGTGGTCGGAGTTGGGCGCTCGCTCATCTGCGGCGCTCCCGAAGCTCCTGGCAGCTGACGCAGGTTTCACAACCTGCAACCGACTGCTGGCGGGCCAGTGGGATCGGCTCGCCGCAATCATCGCAGAACTGCAAGCTGTGCTTGGTGGAAGTCCGCGCGCAGCGCTGGAGCGACACCTGCAGGAAGTACTCGGCCTGATCATTGGCAAGATCGATAGCGTCAGCCATTGGTCTGATCCTCCATCGCTTGTCGCGCACCCGCAGTGATCGCGAGCACCTGGCGGATGACGTCCATCCCGCAGGCCTCCAGCGTCTGAACCTCGTGAAGCTCCCACACGTTGTCCGACGCACCTTCGTGCATGCTGCTGACGAACCCGGCCGCTTCTTGAAGCAGCAGGCCGACTGCCTTCAATTGCTCGTTGGTTGCCGGAACTGGCTGCGGGCGATACCAGACTACCCCCGCCGCTCTGCCCAAGGCATCCAGCACACGCTTGTCAGAGGTCCACTGCAGCACCTCTTCCAGCTCGTCAGGTGTGAGCCAGCGGCGCTCTTCATCGTGTTTAAGTTTCTTTTGCAGGGCATCCAGATCCATACCCATTTCGAAGGCTAGGCGGGTGATACCGCCCTTGTATTCGCGACCTGCGCGGTAAAGCGCGTGCCGGAGGGAAAGAGCCGGACCGGTGTCCGGCAGAGTGTCGATTCGACTCATAACCGTTAATCCTCGGTTAACGGTGTAGCCATGGGATAAGCCAAGGCCTATCCTACGACCACGACCGTTGTGTGGTGCTTTGCGTGCTGTGCGGGCATTGCATGCGGTTCTAGTCATCCGGCGATTCTTGTGGTGAGAGGCTGCCGGATGGCGGGGGCTCAACGTTGGGCTGGGGATTCTTGTGGTGAGAGGCCCCAGCTCATCGCTCTTTACTTCTCCTTTCGCTTATGTCGTCCGCCGATAAGGCGAATCTCAATGAATTCATAGCCTCCATGCCCATCACCGCATACGCGAATATCTCGTTTTGAGTTGAGCATCTGCGATACTGCGCTTTGCGAAACCCCAAGCAATTCAGCAAGCTGGGGCTGTGTCTTCCCCTCCGCGAATTCGCGAAGGGATAACCCAATGCTGTCTTCCATCCCTAAATCCTCAATGAGGTATGGCGAGAGATATTAGCGTGACTTCTTTTTATGAGCAACAAAGAAAGACGCTCTACTGTTTTGACTTAAACAGTCACGCTTATACATTTCCCTACATGACACGAGAAACTCCCCAGGGCCCAAGCGCCCCAGCACAACGCGAGGCAGATGAAGCCATCCGCAAGGAAGAAGCGGATCGCCTCAAGAGGATCTATCAGGAGCGAAAACGCTCAGATCCGAGCCTCAACCAGGAACGGATCGCAGATTTGTGCGGCTGGGCAGGTCAAAGCGTTGTCAGCCAGTACATGAATGCCAAGATCGGCCTGAACCTCCCCGCACTACTCAAGTTCGCCAACATCTTGACCTTTGATCCTGCCGAGGTCAGCCCGCGCCTGGTCGAGCAACTCTCACTTGCCGATGCAGCTAGGCAGCCAGAACCCCGCCACACACAAGCAGTTGAAACCGGGATCGTGCTGGACCCAATTGAAGTCTGGGATGATGAGACCCCCCTCGGTCCTGACGAGGTTGAAATTCCGTTCTTTCAAGAGGTGGAAGTATCCGCCGGTACCGGATCTGCAGTGATGCTCGAAACTAATGGCAGGAAGCTGCGCTTTGGAAAGCGGACTCTGCAGCGCAAAAACGTAGACCCCATGGCTGCTGGCTGTGTTCCTGTGAAAGGGAACAGCATGGAGCCCGTGCTGCCCGACGGCAGCACGGTCGGCGTCAACACCGACGCCAAAAGTGTTGTAGATGGAAAGATGTATGCCATCGATCATGACGGGCTACTACGTGTGAAACTGCTGTATCGCCTCCCAGGCGGCGGCCTAAGATTGCGCAGCTACAACGCCGCCGAGTACCCCGACGAGCACTACGACGGCGCCTACTGGAATGAGCACATCCGCATCATCGGCCAGGTTTTCTGGTATTCCGTCCTACTTTGAGGCCGCAAAAGACCGCAAAAGACCGCTTCGGCGGTCTTTTTTTTGCTCCAAATAAGTAACACCAATCCCAAAAAGATTGACAACTCATATTAGCTTTACTAATTTTCGTTGCCGTAGCCCTCACCACAGGAAAACGCCATGGCACACACACAGCACTCTCAATGGGGCAAGATCTACTTACACCCCACAACCTGCACCTGCCCTGCAGTGGTTGACGCCTTCCAGCGCCGCACCAGCCTGCAGCTGATCGTCTCCCCCTCCGGCCTGGTTCGCGCTGTACCCACAGGGGGTGCCGCGTGAGCGAATTCATCATCCCCTTGCGACGGGTCATGCTGCTTCAAAAAACGCTGGAGGACGGCGGCGCCGCCACCTGCCCACTGCGCCGCCCCGAAACCACAATCGACGCGCAGATCGAGGTGGAGAACGACACTCGCACGCACCACATTAAGGTGATATTCGGACCGCTGACCGGCTCAATTACCTTGCAGCGCGGCGATTCATCCAAATACATGGCATTGCGCGACTACCTCGAGGATTTGGCCAATGGCCGAGCCGAAACGGGCGAGCAGTCACAACTAGCCATCGCCCTGATGGAAGCCCAAGACTGCATCAATAGCGTGATCGAGGCCAGTCAGATTGCTTACGTGATCCCAACCACCACCCCGACCCGCCCCTTTGGTGCGGTCGTCACCGATGACCAGGGCGAGATCTGTGCAGCCGTTACCGGCACCTGCAAGCACCACCTAGCTGAAGCCCTTCGCGCAAAGCTCCGACCCTTCCCCGAGGTGCATGGGGAGCGCTCATGAGCAAAACGCTGGACCAACTGCGCAGCCAATGGACCACCCCCTGCCCGACCCTGACTGCCGTGCGAGAGCACTACTTCCCGCACATCAAGACAGACCGCCGGTTCAAAGAGCTGATCCAGAAGGGGCAGATCAAGCTTCCTTTGAAGAAGCTACACAGCTCTGCCAGGGCACAGCATGTGATCTACCTACACGACCTCGCCGAGTACCTCGACGAGCAACAGAAACAGTCGGCGTAACCAGGCAGCCCCGGCCATCAGGGGCACCCCGCCCGGCGCCAAGCCCCACCACACCTTGGCTTGGCGCCGGGCACTAAGGAGCACAGCACATGCAACAACATTACATCCTTGCACTGGCCACCCTGTGGCTCTTCACGCTGGCGATCCTGCCGTTCCTGTTCAGCGTCGCCCGACGCCGCGCTTTCGAGAATGGCCTGACAGCTGGAAAGACCTCAGGGCAAGCAGTGAACAATCACCACATCAAAACGCTAGAAAAGGCCCTTGCCGACAAAGTCACCGAGCTTGAGGACGCGAAGAAGAATTTCACCCAGGCCATGAACGCCCGCCGCGATGTGATCGCCGAGCTGGAAGCCCGGATCATGTCTTACACCGGACTGGCCGTGACCAAGGCCGATTACAACCTCTTGACCAATGCAGCCGAAACACTGGATCTGGCCGAGAAGACTTGGAAGGCCGCCCCCGGCACCGAGCCATGGCGCAACCGGGCGACTCAGCAGCGTCAGGACATTCAGGCACTCGCCATGCGCGTCCACGCCCAACTGCGCAACACGCCTGCGAGCGCCGCCAATGCAGGGGAGGCAGCATGACCCAGCACAACAATAAACAAGATCGCGAGCGGATCATCCGCAAGATCCAGCGATGCTTAGACCTCAGCAAAAGCTCAAACGAGCACGAGGCTGCTGCCGCTCTGCGCCAAGCTAAGAAGCTCATGCAGATGCACCGACTGACCGAAACGGACGTACAGCTCAGCTCCGTAGGCAAAGCCTTCAGTGGTAAAGCAAAGGCAAGACTGGCCCGCTGGGAGCAGCACCTAGGGACCACGGTAGCGAGGGCATTCAATTGTGAATGCATCCTTTGGTACGACGACGCCCAGCGCCACAGCCAGAAGATCAGAGTGTTGTTCATCGGGATGTCTCCTGCGCAAGAAATTGCGAAGTACGCCTACGACACCCTGCGGACAAAGGCTGCTACTGCTCGGCGCCAATACATCAAAATCCTGAAGGCCACACACCAGAGCAAGGGAGCAACCCCTGAGACTCGGGGCAACCATTTCGCCGAAGCGTGGGTTGGGCAGGTCTACCAAAAACTCGTCGCCATCACTCCTGCCTGTGACGACCTTCCGCTGCCAGAACGCAATGCCCTGGCGCTAACCGAGGAAAAAGAAAAAAACCTGATCGCCGCCTTCATCAAGCAGCTCACCGAGGGCCGCGAGCTTTTCGAGGGGCGCCGTAGCAGCTCCGGCCCTGTAAATCCATCAGACATCATGGCCGGCAGACGCGCAGGGAACGCGGTTGAGCTGCACCACGGTGTGGCCACAGGTGGAGCTGCTGCACAGGTGCCCCATCAGCGTGGAGGGGTGACACCATGATCAACCCGGTACGCACCTGGCAACTGATCAGCCTGCTGTTGGCTGTTGCACTTGCCGTCGCACTCATGGCCCTGCATCAGCCTGTGACAACCGGCCAGCGCGCAACTGGCACGCTACCGACTGTTAACAGCCTCAGCGATGCACCGACTCTTGTGCTGATCCCTACAGCCCGCCGCCCCCATGAGAGGTATTCGCTGTGAACACCACGACGACCTATCAACCGGCAGTCCGGACAGCAAAGGGAATGCAGCCGCTGGTCCGACCAGCCATGTCCATCATCTGCGACGTGTGCGGCAAAGCACGGACTCGCAAGGGCGGCCACGACAAATGCTCCAAAGCCCGCCAAGCGGCAGGGTTCATCATCAAGCAGGAGAAGAAGGCATGAACATCGACCTCTCGAAATTGAAGGCGCTTGCCACTGCTGCAGACACGAACCATTACGACGCCGTGGCACTGAATGACTACGGCATGGCAGTACCGCCAGCGGTCGTTCTGGAACTGGTCGCCGAGATCGAGCGCCACCGCTTGGTAGAAGTAGAGGGCTGCAAGCCCGACCTCAACAACCAACCCAACCAAGTTGTCAGCGTACCGTGCGAGCTTTTGGAACAAGCCCTCGATGCCGCAGCAGCGGTCGGCATGCAGGACGTGGCGGACGAACTGGACCGCATTCTGACTCCACCAACCGAAGAACACCTGGGCCGGCTAGCTGAGGCGCTGCCGACGGTGGCAGTCGAAGGCGACCAACTGGTGATCCGCATCACCACCGAGTGCCTGCTGCACGCCGTCACATGTGCCTCGCAATGGCCGGTCGACGAAGCAGGCAACCCGATCAGCATCATCAACGGCCCGCTGCTGATACAGGAAATCATCCACGAGCTGCAGCGCGAGGACGAGCAGGGCACCAACCCGATGCATCACTTGTTTGACAATGCCGCCCTGGACGCTCTGGACAATGGCAGCGAGGCAGTGAGCCATGACGAATAGCACCATGAGTACAACGGCAACCAGACCACGCATGGCAACGCACAGTCTTGATCTGCCTGCGATCTGTGATGTGTGTGGCAAGGGCAGGTCCACCCGCCAGCACGCCAAGTGCAGCAAGATCCGCCAACACCGAAAAAGCGCTGAATGGGAATCCTACATGGCCAACGTGGCCGCGAAGAGAGCACTGGGGAGACGTGCATGAACACAGCTTTCGTGCTGATGGCGCAATACAACGGCCGAGCCATCATTTCTCTTGAGCAAGTGTGCACCGACTACTTCACACACTTAACGCCGGACATGTTCCAGCGCAAGGTCATGGCCGGCCAAATCAAACTTCCAATCACGCGCATGGAGCCAAGCCAAAAAAGCGCCAGGGGGATTCATATTTCCGATCTAGCGCTTTACCTGGATCAACAGCGAGCTGCCGCATTAAAGGAATTTAATCAGCTCAATGGAATCAAAAAAGCAAGCTAGCATCCACTTAACCAACACGGGCGCCCAAAGTAACTGGCGCCCTTACTATTTTGTCGAACCACTTCCAGTCCTTGTAGGCATCTCCACGCCCCTTCAGATGCGTGTACCGACGCATTGAGTTCCAGTCACGGTGCCCGGACACACTTGATACCCTGGGAATATCCCAATCCATTTCAAACAAGCGACTCACACCCTCATGCCGCAAGTCGTGAAAGTGAAGATCCTCGATCTCTAGGAACTGGCACGCACGGGTAAATGCCGCTGAAATAGAATCACTGTTGTAGGGAAATATCTCCGGAAGCTCCCGAGGCATACTGCGCAAGATTGCCCAGGCCTCATCCGGCAAATGGCACCATACATCGTTGCCCAGCTTCTGCCCTGGGTTCTTCATGTCCCGCACCAATACCGCCTGACGCTGCTCGTCCAGGTCATCCCAAAGGATCCGGGTAATCTCTTCCTGTCTACGCGTTGAGAACAAGGCAAAAGCAATTACTTTCGGCATGTTGATCGATGTCGGCCGACGCTCCTGCATCTCAAAGAAGTGTTTGAGTAGCTTATCCAGCTCACCCAACGTAGGTCGGCGCTCTCGCTCACGGCTTTTCATCCGGTAGCCCAGCTTTTTGAGCACGGTACGGGCATCACTCATCGCATGCGGATCTACTTCATATCCCCAAGCAGGCCGAGCCACGGCGAGCACTGACCCGAGATGAGCAAGGTCATTCCCAGCAGTCTGCGGCATCACGCCACCGCCCTCAGGACTCATTCGCCATAGCGCATAGTCGACAAGGATTTGGCTATTGATTCCGGAATCGACCACTTCACCGAGATAGCTCGCAGCAATTGCAAGCAGCGTAGCTTTCTTGGTCTTGCCCAGTGGCTCTACTTTGGCCCGCTCGACCAGGTAGCGATCAATCATTTCGCGGACGCTATGCCCTTTTCTATTCGCCCGCTCAATCGCACCAGGCTCAGCCAGCTCTGTCTCCCGTCGCTTCGCCCAGGCCTGGGCAGCCTGCTTGCGGGCGAATGTCTGGCTCTCTTGGTAAACTAGCTCCTTATCGCGATTGATACGGATCTGGACGGTGTAGCTGGTTGTGCCATCGGCCCTTTTGCGTGCTCTGATCGTTGCCAT